GCGGTACATCCAAGCCACGGTCGAAGTTGAAAACCGTTTCAGCATTTCGCCGCAGTGTGATCTTGGAGGCTCTGCCCTCCTCGTAACCGTAAATAGAAGGCTCCTCATAGTGTTTCACCCAGTAGTGAAATACGCTTGCTCCAACCCGAATCGTTCCTTCTGTCCACATTGTTTTTTCCTCCTGTTTTCGTTGTTTTCTGTGCCTTTTGGCATGATGTATATTACCGCATTTCAAGCCGTAAGTCAAGGATATCCGGAGAAATATGCTGCACAAATATAACAGCCGTATTTTGTGTACTATATATCTTCGGTACGAGCCACAGCCCCTTGGGTCAGGGGCTGTTTGGAAAATGCAGGGGAATTTATCTTCCAGTCATGCATTCCCATTCAAATTCGCAGGCATTTTCGTATTCCTCATCAAAAAGGGCATCGTCGTCGATGTAGTCCTCCTTGAAGTCGATTCTGTCAATGCCCTCAAAAATCGTTTCATTTTCTTCTGCATCTGCCTTTGCAAGGCTTTCTGCATTTTTCTCAACCCAGTCTGTGAACTCTTCATCGTCCATTCTGTCCTCGTTTTCGATTTCAAGGTCGTATTCGTAATTTTCATCAAACCAAGTGATGACCGCCTTTGTGATTTCGGTTCTTTCGTTCCAGTTCGTTCTGTTCGCCATTGCTCTTGCTTTTGCGATTCCGTATGCTACCATTGTGTTTTCCTCCGTATTTCGTGGTTTTTTGGTTGTTTTCCCTTTCGGTGATTACATATTACCGCATAGTGTGTGTAATTGCAAGCGGCTAAACTGCCAGAATATACAGCTTGAAAACCGACCCTGTATTGTGTAGATTATGACAGCAAAAAAGCAGCCGCCACGTTTGCGTTTGTGGCGTTGCTTTTCAAATCGGAAAGGTATTCGGAATCGGTTTTACTTGCCGTCACAGGCGAACGTGCGGGCTGTCAGTCCCTGATTACAATTGGCATCATACCGTTTGGCGTAGGAATGAAAAGTTCAATGCTCCAAAATCGCTGTTTGTACTTTTCCATAAGTTCAGGAGAAAGATCTGTAAAATCTTCTGCTCCAAGACCTGCGATGAAAAATGTGCCTTTGATGATGTCGCCTGTTTCAGGAAGCATTCTGTTCCGCTCCGTATCGGATTTCAGTTTTGATTCATCATCACAAACAAGGGCAATTTCATCTTCAAAAGGGTATATCGCTTGCAGATACCCGCCGACCGTTTTCTGCATGGATTCCAGATTGCCGTCAATTTCAGCTTCTCTTGGATGTTTTCTCGGTTCAACGATAAGTACTTTCATATGGTTTTTCTTTCTGAGCCGTATGCGGGGCAGTTTGTTCTGCCCCACGGCTCTGTTGTTTTAGTTCAGGTGGCTGTGATGAATGATGCTGATGATTTTTTCCTGTTCTTCTTTTGAAATTCCAATGCTTTCAAGAGCCTCACGGATTCCGCAGTCGGGGCAAATCAGCGTTTCATTATCAGTTCTGGAAAGTGCAGGTCTTTCATGATAGGTACAACCGCACTTTGGGCAGATTCTTTCGCTTATATTTTCTGCTTTCATATTCTTGCTCCTTTCAGGCTTTTTTCGTAGGCTTCATCAAGGTACTTGAAATCAAATCCGAAAATGGTGTACCCGAATTTGCAGGTGCTGACATATGCAGAAGTTGGAATCCCAAGCCTGCGTTCCTCGTGCATGATGTACACAAAAGCGTCAATCATTTTCCCAGTTTCGGAAAGCCTGATTTTCATATTTTTCTTGTAGTAGAAATTAGGATAGCCCTCGTAAATATCAAGGCTGTGTTCATCGGCGGCAGTCACTTCCCAGACAGCAACCGGAACAAGCGAACCTTTCTTTTTTTCAATGGTGAGGTAAGAGCCTGTTTTGCTGCCCTTGTAGAGAAGTTCGTAATCTCTGATGACAGCCGTTCCCACAATTCTTGCTGTGGGGCAGCGGTACTTCATCTGATGAACATTGAGGTTTGAACCGTAAGCAAGGTAATATTTTTTCATCTCAAATCTCCTTTTTGTAAATTCCGCTTTGCGGTAGTCACATATTAACTCTTTCAAAGGAAAAATGCAACCCGCTAAAACTACAAAATATACGATGTGAAATTTGTTCAGATTACACTTTGCAAAATCAGGGGCTGTGTGGGCTTGTGTGGTCGGGTTTGTATGGTGGGGAACGATCCCACAAAAGCAACGTGGGCGGCTGTGTTGCCGTCCGTTGCCTGTGGAGAGCCTTTTCAGGCTCTGCCGAATCGGAAAGCAGCATCTCCTGAAAGGTTCTTGGTCAGAAAACTTCTCGCTGTGGAAAACTCCTCGCCAACCATTCCCAATCGAATCAGCCATGTTCGCATTGCGAATTTCGGATTTTCCGTTTGCTGTGGTTTCGGACTTGCTGTTTTCAGTTCTTTCGCCATTTCGGAAAGTGCAAGGCAAAGCTGAATGTAGCTTTTCAGCTGTCCTGCGTGAAGTCCGTTTTTCTTTCCGTTTGCAGGTTTGTCAAAGTTAAAGCATCTGAATTCAACTGTGCCTTTGGTAAAGGTTGCGTGAAAGTTCAGCATATGGTATCGGCTGTCATTGTAGTGTTGATTTCTTCCGTAATCCGCACCGTTTGCTCTGTACCAGATGTCGGCAAGCTGAGCCATGGTTCTCGGTTTTTTCTGATTCAGCTGTTCAATGAACTTTGGGTTTACCGTTCTGCAGTATCGGTTCATTCTGCCACTGTCGATTTTCAGGGCATCTGCGATCAGCTGTTCGTGGCTTGCCATCAGGTTGGCAAGATTTCTGAGGGTCTGTGGGGTATGTCCGTTTGCTCCGATGTGGATGTGAACCCCTGCCCCAATCCCTGCGTGGCTGATTGCTCCGGCTTTTCTGAGGATTCTCACCAGTTCCTGCAGGGGTTCGATGTCCTCGTATTTCAAAATCGGTGTGACCAGTTCGCATTTTTCGCTGTCTGTTCCGCTGATGCTTACGTCTCTCTGAAATTTCCATTCTCTGCCCTGTGCATCCCAAGCTGACCAGGTGCTGTATCCGTTTCGGCTTGCTGTGAATTCGTATCTGCCTGTTCCAAAGAAGTCTGCGGCAAGCTTTGCAGCTCGTTCTCTTGTGATGTGGTTCATCTCAATTTCAACTCCGATGGTCTGATTTTTCAGGTTTTCAATCTGTCTTTCTGTTTTAGCATTCATGGTATTTTCCTCCGTAATTTCGGTACTTTTTAAGGGGATGTCCCTTTCGTTGTATCACATATTACCGCATTACGGAGGGTATATCAAGCGGCTAAATCTACAGAAAAAGAGACTGTATATCCGCCAAAAGATTGTGTAATATACAGTCTTGATTAACTTGAATTTCTATGGTAACATACAGTACGATGGAATAGGTTCTGTCTTAATTTTCAGCTGCCACAACCTTGAAAGAATCCACTTCGGGAATCAGGGCAAGGGAGGAGCCATTCTGCCATTTCATGTGTATGGAACCCAGATCATCGATATGAGTGACCTCACCGATCGTTCCGGGAAGAATGGGATATTTTTCATCACGCATAGAAATCAGCTGTATCTTCGTTCCAACAGGATACTGTTTTCGGAGTTGTGCCAGATAGCTTTTATTCGGAAACTTCATTTGAATTACCCGCCTTTCTGAATGCAGAATTGCCTGTGAGATTGCGGAGGATTGCTTTTCTTGCCGCCTTAAATTCTGCCCCCACCATTCCCAGACGAATCAGGAAACACCGCATGGTGTATTTGGGATTATCGGAAGTATCCGGCTTGCGGTTGATGTGGCTCTGATTCTTTGCAAATTCGCAGAGCATGGAAATAAACGTGCAGTAGGCGTCTGCATCACCGTCTTGCTCTACTTTGAACCATGGGAATTCTACCTTTTCGTCAGATGAAATGATGTCCAATGAATCCGTCTGAAAAGCAGCCTGAAAAAGGGCAGCCTTGTTTTCGCAGATTTGTCGGAGATTGCTCAGTGTATGTTCATCGAAAAAGTCCGCAGGCATCTGAATCGTTAGCCTATTTTCTGTCGGAATATCGTATCCACGTTTTTTCAGTTCTTCCGTAAGATGTTCAGTTTCCTTGCTGTCAGCAGAATCGCTGATTTCAAGGTTGCCCTCTTTGGTGACAGTGTAATATTCCCCGATCTTGTAAGCACAAGTCGGCATAAATTGATATACTGCCTGAATGCCAATGATTTCGCTGATGGTATTCACCAGTGCTTTTCGTTTTTCTCCTGTGAGATGAAATGCAATCGTCATATGTTTGACCTCCTTTTCGGTAGTACACATGATAACTCGTTTCCTCACAGATATCAAGTGTGACATATGACAAACTTTCAGGCTGTATTCTGTGCATAATATGCTATCCCAGAAAGCACAAACCACGCATTTCCTAAATATATACCATTATAGGTTGCAACCTATAACGGCATTTGTTCGTCCATAGCTTTTTTCGTGC